TTGAGCAGCACTCAAGTCTCCGGTGAATTGAGCCAGAGTCTTTGTCAGGATGTCGGAAGTGAGCCAGCCTTCCTGAAGACTGTTTCGGAACCCACCGGCCTTCTTGACAATGCTGTCGATAGCCACACCGCTTGCTCGCGCGGTGTTCTCCAACGCATCTTGGAAAGTCTTTCCGCCAAGACCAGCGTTGACAACAGAGTTCCAGTCTTGAAGCTTGACCGTTCCCGTTGCAATTGCTTGAGACAACTGATACATGGCGCCGGAAGCTTGTTCCGAGTTGGCGCCAGACATGGCTGCAAGGTTAGCGATACCCTTGATGGATTCCGCTGAGGTTTTGAGGTCGACGCCAGCCGCAGTGAATGTACCAATATTCTTGGTCATGTCACTGAAGTTATAGACGGTCTGGTTGGCGTAAGTGTTTAGTTCGGCAAGGACTTTATTGACGTCGCCGATTTTGGTACCTTCGGCGGCGGTGTTAGCAAGAATCGTTTGAACAGCATTGATCTGAGTTTCATAGTTCGCGAATCCATCCTTGATGGGATCGATCGTGAACTTCTTCGTCATTTCTATGCCGAAGTCGACAACTTTTTCAGTTAGGTCAGCCAGAGCAGTGACGCCGATAACCTTCATGGCGCCAAACTTACTAGCTACTTGATCTACGCCTTCTGCAATACCGCCAAGAGAAACCTTTCCAGCGGCTGCGCCTATATCAAGTAGACCCTTGGCAGCTCCTTGAAGCTGAAGACTCTTGTTGAGCTTATCAAGGGTTTTAAGACTAGTGGCGGCACCATCTTCGAACTGCGAATTGTCAAACTTCATTTGAACAATACGCTGATCGATATTGCTCACGCGGATGTCACCGCCTTCCATACCTTATTTGCGATCTCATCGAATATAGGTTTCATAACCGGGTTGATGTAGTCGCGACCTTGGACGTACCCACCAGTACCAGTTCCATATCCGTATTGAAGCATGATGGCTACAGGGAAACCACTTTCGACGTCGCTGTTGGTCCAATAGATAGAATAAACTCCGCCGCTTGCATGGACGTCATAATCCCAATCGCCAGCTGCTAAACCAGTGTCGACAGGGGTAGCAGAGGAAAGAGCTGCAACGCCTTCTCTACCGCACGACTCCATGACACCAAGAATGTCAACTTTGAGTGCGTTCTTAATAAACGACTCTGTTTTCTTGGTATCTCCAGTGACGTTGAAGGTAATCATTGCAGCTCCTTCCTCCCATTTTGACTAATCCAAGAACCACTTCCAGGTTGGAGCAACACTGTAGGTGATGGCTATGGTTTGACCTGACGGAACTCTGAAACCACCAGAAGTCAAGCCCGTAGCAGTTCCGCCAACTGTGACTGCAGTAACCGTACCACCAGTTATGTAAACCATGGCATTCGAACCGTAGTTGTTGGTGAAAGCAGTTGTAGATGTCGGAATGGTTGGAGATGTAATTGGACCAACTGGATTATACCCAACGTTATCCGAAACCCTATTTGCTGTAGAACTAGGGTCCATATGAATAGCACCACTAGTCCCAGCAACTACCTGATTGCCAACAACGACGTTGCTGCCCTTCGCCGAGGGCTCATAGACGCAGTACGTATAGTGAGCTGATCCGGCCAGAATGTCGAAACGATTACCAATCACGATGTTGTTCTTCGAACCCAATCGAAGAACTTCGACAGCTCCCACCGAAGAACAGTTACTGAACTGGTTTCCTTCGATGATGTTGTTGTCACCGATACACCGAATTGCCTGATAACGAGTTTGGTTGAATCGATTGTTGGAAATTCGCATCGTCTCCGAACTCTCAACCTGAAGAGCCGGAGAAGTATAGGTTCCAGCATTACCGACGATGTTGCCTTCGATGAAACCAAAACCTGATTTGATATGAATCGGATACCCAACGGTATCAGGAGCATCGAACATCGGCTGGCTAGAAGCAACAGCCAAATTCGCGCCGTCGATGAAATTGTAAAGAAGAGAACATTCATCTGAATAGGTAGCGAGGATCCCTCCCCCGCAACCTTCGATGTAGTTTGCTCTAATTTCTACCTTACTGGAGAAATTCGTAGCGTCTCCGTCAAGAACGATACCCCAGTTAGGACAACTGAAGATAGTGACGTCACGAATGTACGATTGAATTACACCATAATAATGAATGGCGTTCCCACGACCATTTGAAGTACTGGCCATGGCAGAACAATCAATTGTGATACCTTCAATACCAAGGAAGTGCTGAGTATATCCTCCAGTTCCAGCAGTTGCTGGAATAGGGGTTGCAAAAACATCAAAGGTTGAACCGGAGACCGGTTTAATAATTGTGTTGCCCTTGTTCGCACCCTTGATGACTAGGTTATCAGCCCACAATGTGATATTGGCGCTGGTTTTATACGTCCCTCGGGGGAAGTATATAGTACCACCGCCGACAGCATCTGCAGCGGAGATCGCACTGTTGATGGACGCTGTGTCGTCAGTTGTTCCGTCACCCTTAGCACCATAGTCACGAACGTCAAACCAGATTCGCTGGGAAACGTTCAAATTGGTTCGGGCCGTTGCGGCATTCGCAACATCGCTAAGGTTGTTGCTCCGCATAACTGCTGCGGAAATATCGGCCTTCATGGCGAGCTGAGAAGTCACAGTTGCAGCATCAGCCTTCAAAGCCAACGCGGAATTGAAACCATCAGAAGTCACACCAGTAACGGTGGCCATATTTTCCCTCCTTAAGAACTTACCGTAAAGGTGTTCGCGTCATCCAACACGGCAGTTGGCCAAGTTAGCTGGTATGTAATGTCGTCCAACATGACAAGATCACTCAGAGGAGCGGTTACAGTAAACGTCCCATCGCTATTATCAACAACTGTAAGAGCGTTGTTGGTGTCGATGATGTCTGAGAGTTCGGACAGAGTAGGAAGCCGCGATACGGAAGTATTACTTCCGTAAAGAATATCTTCGATTCCAGACAGAACTACGTCGTCCAGTTCTGTAGAATTCAGAATTATATGAGCAGTCCTTCTGTAACCAGCCATCACCGGAGGCAGAGAAGTTAAAGTCCATGAAAAATCATCAAGCTGAGTGTTACCAGTTACAGTCTTGTATGATTTGTTGGCTGGGGAAGCAGTGAGATTGTAAATCAGATGAAGCTTGTATCCATAAGTATCAGAGAGATCGTTGCCGATCATCGTCCGATAGCACAATCCGAAAGAAACACGCTTCTGCTTAGTGACAAACAAACCCGGTCTTACTGCTACGTCACCATTGCATGGTTCAAACTCTTCGGGATACGTATAAGCCGTCAGAGTAGCTTGGTATTCTTCTCTAGGATCTAGGTTCAGATACTTCTCTCCATCCACATAAAAAGATTTGGAAGATCCCGCAGAAGAACTTCCAGAACTTTCTGATATGGACGTAAGACCATTCCAAGGAACGCCAGGTTGCCCATCGACGTATAGAACTCCTCTATCGATGCCGGTTTCGTACTTACGAGATCCAACAGCATCCCAGATGATCTTTGACAAGGGCAACCTCCTTCTTAACCCGAAGTATTCAATTCAGCCCTACGCTTCGCATTGAGTTCTCTGTTTCTCGCTGCGATTTCAGCTCTACTCAATTCCTTCTTAGGTGCATTCTTTTCACTGCACACTTTCACCAATGTAATCAGACGATTCAAATGCCAATGTTGACATTCAAATGGGATGTTCAATGCTATCATCCAATAATAGATGATCTCGGCAGTGACGATTTCCCTATTCCCACTTTTCGCTTGGTCACCAAACCAAGTGGCAGTCATCTTAGCATTGATGTAATCATTTATGTCGCTCAGATTTGATTCTGAAAGTTTTTCAAAGACTTCATCAGGAACGTTTGGAGTACAAGTCATCGCTGTGATGTACCAAAGAATTTCTTCAGGAGTCTTTGATTCGTCAGACAGGAAAGGCTTTTCGAAGAAAGACTCCCATTTTGACAAAGAAGCTAGAGAATGCTCTAGTTCAAGAGTAAAGCTTTCAAGCGTCGTGAACTTATTGGTGCTTTCATCGAAGCCCTTGCTCATCTCGACTAAGATGGTGAGCATTCTCTAGCCTCCTTTCATCAGAACTACGAGTAAGTGACTTCCCAGTCGTCATCCGCGTTGGGAGCGATCTGGTAGCCAGCCTGCGGAACGACAGACACGATGGTGTCGGCGGAGATGACCACGTTGCCAGTGACGATCTGACCGTTGATGTAGTAGTCCAGACCAGTGACAGTCGGGATGGTGATGGTGTGAGTAGCCGGTGTGTAGGTCGGAACCACCGGGTCCACCTGAGTCACAGTACCCGAGAAGATCGCCAGAACAGCGTCCGGAGTCGGCAGAGACGGGTCGGTGCCCGCAGTGCCATATAGGAACTGCTCGAGAGTGGCCAGAGCAGAAGCGCTGACCTTGGTCGAGTCAATCGTCATCGTGGCCGTGGGCTTGTGACCAGTGACATTGATCGGAGTCGTACTGATGGTCCAACTGAGCTCGATTGCAGCCGGGGTGGCGTTGATCGAATCGAAAGCCTTCTGAGAAGGAGCAGCCAGAGCGTTGTACACCAGATGAAGCTTGTAACCAAAATTAGTAGCCTCCAGATCGTTACCGACCATCGTTCGGTAGGACATACCGAAAGAAACTCGGGGCTGCTGGTTGATGGCAACGCCAGGCTCGGGCTCCTGAGTGCCGTCGCACTGAGCCCACTCGTCAGGGTAGGTGTACGCGGCGATGTCCGCCGTGAACTCCTCCAATGAAATCAGGTTCAGGTACTTGATGTTGTCAGCATAGGTTGCGTTGGTGGTCGCGCCGGTGGGCTTCTCAGTGACCTTGGTCAGCCCGTTCCAGGCGTAACCCTTGTCATAAATGCCGGACGCGTTCGGAATGTACAGAACACCTCGGTCGACGCCAGTCTCATACCGGCGAGTACCAGGAGCATCCCAAGTGATCTGAGTCACTTATCCTTCTCCTTCTAAAAATACAAAGTATAAACGTCGTGATTGAGATTCCCAACCACAAAAAAGCGATTTGTAGTGCAAGACGGAAGCGCAGCTACCAAATCCGGAATCGCGCTATCAGGATCAGCATCGATTACGGTTACTTGATAACTGCGCTCTAACTTGTATGGAATGTTGTCGGCAAATTCGGATTCTGCTCGATAGCGCTGGTAGACGATGCAGGGGTACTTCATTTGCATATTGTCAGGAGGCTGAAAATACACATTGGGAGCCAACGTTTCAAGAAGCGTTTGAAGCTCAAGTCTCCTTTGGCCCATTGTATATACCTCCCAACGTCAAGATGAGGCGGGGAGCCTGCACTTCGACTGCCGTAACAGTCCACAGGCTCCCTTGCCATTCAATATACCTTATGTTCATGAAGTTTTCGATGGCATAAGCATCTGCAATAATGGATATGTTGTTCCCTACGGTAATGTCGTCGTTAACCAACGAACCTTCCCGTAGTTGACGCGTATTCCTAGTAACGTTTCCGAAATAAGAAATTGCAGTTATAACATCGGTCCACACACCAGGCGCCGTTTGAACAGATTCTCCGTAACCAACTTTTCCGTGAAATCTGTTCATGCCAGAATCACCTCATCACGGGTTGCTGTTCTGACCGTCCGGAGCCGGGCGAGCGAAGTCCCAGTAAGCGGTCTGAACGCCGGACGTCGGGAAGTAGTAACCGACAGCCGGAGTGGCAGTGACCACGAAGGTAGTGTCGACAGCGATCGCGGCCTGAGCACCAGATGCAAGAACGTTGTTGTTGCCGTCCTTGTAAACAACGCCGGTCTCGTTCGGAATCGTGATGACGCCGGTCGAAGTGTTGAAGGTCGGAGCAACAGGAGTGACAGAAGTGTCGGTGGACGGAACAGTCCAAACGGCCAGAGCAGACTTGACCTTGGTCAGAGCGCCAGAGAGACGCGTCTCGATCAGATACTTCATCTGGTTGTAGTCGATGTCAAAGAAGTCGAACATATTGACCTCGCCACCCTTGTCAGCACCGACGTTGTAGTCGGCCGGGTTGACGATAATGCCGACGATGTTCGCCGGGCCGTTCTCCATGACCTCGACTGGAACGATGTCCGACACCATCATCGCCGAAGCCAAGTCAGCCTTGGTCGCGTAGATGCGGCGCTGCATGCTGTCCTTGATCAGCAGCATGCTGGTCATGGTTGCGTACGTGGTGTAGAAGACCGGGTTCCCAGAGCCCTTGTAGTACTTCATGGCACCCATGACAGCCTCGACGACCAGTTCCCAGTTCGGGGTGGACGTCAGGTTGACATAAACATCCGTCTTGTAGAGCTGGTGCTCGTTCACAATGGAACGAATACCCTCGCCGTTGATCCCGCCAGCAGGGTCCTTGATCTTGTCGACGTCCGCGATGTCACGACCGTCACCAATGAGAATCGCTCGAGCGAGCTCCTCCTTCAGCATCAGGTCCATCTCGGCCTTGACCCAAGCGACCATGTCGAAGTCCGTGATGTCGATGACGTCGTCACGGTCGAACTGCTGCTTCTTGTACAGAGTGGTCGGGTAGGTGAAGCGCTTGGAAACAGTGAACCACTCCTCGCGCTTGATGTTCCCCTTGACGTAGCCCTTGGCACGGGCCTCGTCCATGGTGATGTCAGCAACGATGGACTTCACCCGAGAGAACGGGCTGTGGGACAGACCATCCAGGAAGGGCTGGACCCACTGCATCCGCCGCGAGTTGAACTGCGGAGTGTTGTCGAGGTTCTTGTACTCCGGGAACAGAACGTCCATCGGAGTGATGCCGTGCTCAAGGCAGTGCTCTTCGACGGCCTGCTTCAGAGACCCGAGCTTGTCAGCCCTGGCAAAAATCGCCTTTCGGTCCTGGGCCGTGAAGATTGCGTCAGCGTGCTTCAGCTCGCTCTTGACCACAGCCGTGCCAGTGCCCGCCTGGTTGTCGGTCTGATCGAACACGTTTCGAGGCATGGTGGTGTTGTCTCCTTCCTGGTGGCCGAGGTCTCCTCCGCCGTTTTCGGTGTCTTCGGTGTCTTCGGTGTTCTGATCGACATCGGAATCGGAATCAGAAGCGGCGTTTTCGACGGCTTCGTCAACGATGTAGCTGACGGCAGTCTGCTGAATTGGAGTGAGCGAATTCCAAATGTCCGCGATGGTCTGGTCCCCCATGTCGGAATCGATATCATCGATCACTTCAGGGATGACGGTGTCATCATCGTCGCCACCATTGCCATTTTCAGCATGGTAGAGTTCGAATTCGAGACCCGTGTGAATAACGGCCTCGTCTTCGAGGGCTTCGAGATAACCATCGCCGTGCTTGATGTTGACGAAATCGATGAGGGCGCCCTTATTGGCACCGGCAAGAACAAGGCTGGTCTCACGGATGTTTCCATGAATGACATACTTGTTCTTTTCAACGAGGTCGTTCGCGTAGATCGACAGCGACTTGATGTCGCCGTGCTTCACCAATTCCTTAGCATGCTTTCCTCGTTCGGTTCCATTGAAGAAACCGTCGATGCGCATACCTTCAGGTTTGTGCTTCAGAATGCCGTAACCGAGAACATTCTCAGCATCACCATGTCCGTGCTGCCAAACGAGAGGAACCTGCTGTCCGTCCATGTGCTTGAAAGCTTCGGGCGAAATGGTTCGGCCATCGGAGCACTTGAGGTTGGCCTTTGTGGCCCAGCCACTGAAATCAGGTTCCATTTTGACTGTTTCCTCCAGTCCCTATGAGTTGTCTTTGCAAATGTGGGCTGAGAGCCGTTATAGGAGTAGATGCCGTACTTGGTAGATTCGGTGGATAGGTACCAGGGATTCGACGGCGATCACTAGGCGGCCCAGTGGGTCTTGGGGCTGGAGCAATAGGAGCAGGCGTAGGCATGTTGCTATTGATCAACTGATCAGCCTTCGGATCCTTCGATGGCTTCCAACCAATTGCAGTGCGAATGTCATTAGCGGTTGCAATCTCGTTGCGAGAGAACATGTCCGCGATCTTGGCCATATCAGCCATGGGAACCAAAGCAAAGGGATTACGGTAATACGTAATAGATTGACCTTGAGTTCTTGCTGTCTTACTAAGAAACGTAGCGCGCATGGCTTCGATGACAGCCATGAGGATCGGCTCAGTAGTACGATGGAAATAGTTGTTCATCGTAGCTTCAGTCGCCGTGCCATTCATGATCGTATCGGTAAGACCGAGCTGATCATAAAGCAATTGAGTCAGATAGGTAATCTGATCCATCAAATTATTTGTTGCTGGCCTATTCAGCTGAGTGATCTTCTCAGTTCCATCAGTGTAGGCGATACCATACTGACTTCCCTTGAGTTGAAACTCAATGTCCTTACGTCGCTGATCTGCCTGTTGTCTGCGAGCTTCAGACTTGATGACGTAAGGAAGCTGAATAATCAAGTCGAGCTTCCCAGAACTAGACTGTTCATCAATCTGGTCGAGCATGTTCAACTTACGAATGAGGCGTTGTAGAGTTGAACTAGGCTCGTTCATGATTTGATACAGAGGGTTTTCAACGATCGCGACCATGCTCTTGGGAAGCGTGATCTGTCGCCGATAACCCTTGTTTTCATCGTACAAATTCACACGAACATGTTGCGGGTACCATGCTACAACTTCTGCCGCACGCATCGTAAGGATGTCATACGCATTCGAATTGATCGGTTCACTAGTCGTGTCAACTGGAACAATAGCAACGACGCCCTTATCGAACATCGTCATGACTACGTCCATACGAAATTGCTGAGGAAACTGATCAACGTTCGCCTGCATAGTGAGGCAGTTATTCAAGCCGCTTGTAATGTCAGACAGGTATCGTCCTTCACTGTCATTCTTGACATGAGTCATCTGAATCGAAGCGACATCTATAGCCATTCGCGTGAGGATCGACGAAAGCATCGATCGTTCATTTGAAAAGTTCAACCTAGTTCGACCGGGATACACCCCAAAGGTAGAACCACCGGCGTAAGTTTGAACTGCCTGATAATTTTCATCCCAATTGGTAAACGCATTCCATGCGTGCTTCACAAACGATCGAAAACCCATACTTCACCTCCTTTCGGGGGTACATGCTTAGAATTCGTTAACTCTGAGTTAGATTCTTGACCTTGCCCCGTGTGACTATCTGATAAGGACTGGCACCAACGTTCTTACGAAGATTTCGAAGGTTATCCCTAGCGGTGGCATTACCTGCTTCATACCGGGACTTTTGAGCTTCGAGCTTCGCAACTCTGGCTGCGGCAACCTTCTGAATATCGCCTCCATGCCTAACCATCTCATGCATCTTGGCCACATTCATTCCGTAATTAAGTCTCTGACGACGGCTACCCTTACCAGCAGCGATAGACTTGTGGTATTCAAGTTCGCGTTCCCGCCGAACTCCCCACTTCATACCAACAACACCATGATGTTCCAGAATCAGAGACTCCAAAGAAGGCTTCTCTTCATCTCCGTAATACTTGCTCATTCAAACGCCTCCTTGTTAGCCTTCCAAGCAATATAGGCATCCATCATTGCAGCTACATTGTCGATCTTGGCATCCATTCGCTTCTTGAGAAGCTTTCGGTTACCATTTGTATCTTCCATGGTGATGGCGTTACCCATGGCGAATGTCATAAGTGCTTGGTCGAACTGAAGCAGACGTTCGGCGCTTAGGTTCTTAAGTTCCCCCAGCGGTACGGACTCCGACTTTGCACCCTGTATA